ACGAAACTCAAGAAGCAAGGCGCTGACGATCCTCGCGCTCTCGCGGCCTTCATTGGCAGAAAAAAGCTCGGCGCGGAAGAGTTCCAACGCCGAGCCGCTGCTGGCCGTAAGGCCGCCCGTTAGTACGCCGACGGCAGTTCGTCGATCGCGTCTTCCGCGTTCTTAGGTGACACGCGGGTGGCCGTCGAAGTGCCTTCGCCCTGGCCGGGTTCAGACGACCGGACCTTGCCGACCTTCTTCTCCAGTTCCGCCACCTTCTGCTGGAGGCGGATCACGCGCAGGCGCTCGCGCCCGTAGGCACGCGCTCGCAGGGCCACCTGAGCCTGGGCCTTGGTGATCAGGTCCACCTTGTCGTCGTAGCCCATGTCGGCGTCGATGCCTTCACCCTTGAGGGCGATGCGCACCAAGCGGTCGCTCTCATCCAGGAGCTTGTTGCCATCTTCATCACCCTCTTCCCGGCCAAACAGCTGAGCGTGGGTTTTCTCGTAGTCAGCGAACTGCGACTCGAACAGGTCACGCGAGCGAGTCTGGCGACTCTCCAGCTGCTTCTTTGATTCGACCTCACGCTGGGCGCCTTTCTCCTTCCACTCAGCGATGGACTTGTCCCGCGCCTGGGTCAACTCGATCAGCCGGCGACGGTGCGCCATAATCTCGGGCGCGGCCGGCCCGAAGGTCTCTTGTGCGATGATAGCCGCCTTGGCCACCGGCACGTTCAAGAGCGCCATGATGTCCTGATGGTTGGCGTCACGCTCGGTGCCGTCCGCATCGGTGACGCGGATGCCTTCGATGTCGCCCAGGGCGGTCTGCCATGCTTCGCGCAGCGGCGTCTCGTACTTCTGCTTGTACTCGCTAGAACGAGTGTAGTTCAGGTAGCGGACCTCGGTGTCGAGTTCCTCGGCGTTCTTGCGGATCGAATCCATCTCAGCCTTCAGGGCCTTGGTGGCTTCTTCGACCTCCTTGCGGGTGCCCTCAGATTTAGCGCGCTCCAGTTCGGCGACCTTGGCTGCGAAATCGTCGCGCTCCTTCTTGGTCATCTCGTACTGCTCGCGGAACTGCTTCAGCGACGCAGGCTCCGGTTTTGCCGGCTCCGGCGCTTTGGCAGGTGCAGCTGGGGCTTCAGCCTTAGGCGTAACCAGCTTGTCGAGGTTGAACAGGTCGTCGTTCTTCTGCGGGGCAGCCGGGGTGGCAGCCTGCGGTTCCGGCGTTGGCGTTGGCGTTGGCGCCTCGGGAGCCACCGGCGCTGGTGCCGGCGACGCTGAGCCCATCGGATTTTCAAGGCCTTGGCCTTCAATGGCGTCGATGCCAGCAAAGGCGTCAGAGTAATCTGCGCCCCGTTCAGTCGGGGCATCTGGTGATAGCAGCAGTTTCATTCGAGGTTCTGATTAGGAGTCGTTTTCTCTTTCCGCAGTTCGACCAGGCCGTTGAGTTCCTCAATCAGCGCCTTGGCGCCCTGTCGCCGACAGTTGGCGTTCCAGCCGTGTTGAGGGTTCTCTGAGGCTGGAAGGTTCCAGCAGAAATTGTTGAACGCCGCAAGGAGCGCCGCCTGGAAGTCCGAGGAGTCCAGGATGCGCTTCAGCGCGCTAAGGCGTTGCGGGTCGCGTTGAAACTCTTGCTTGGGGGTTTGGATCATTGGTTAAGGATGTCTGCCTGAGTCTTGAGATCCATGGCCGCAATATCAGCCCGGGTCATGGCGCCCTTGCGCTGAGCCTCGGCGATCGTGCTAGCGTTCTTGCGCTGCTGATCTTGCTCGAAGGCAACCTGCTTCTGGATGCGCTTCTGTTCGGCGTTTGCTGCGGCAATCTGGGACTTGGACTGCGCGGTGATGATCATCGACTGGATCTTGGCTGCCGTCTCAGCGTCCATACCGTTGCCAGCTGCGCCGGCTTCGGCCTGTGCCTGAGCCTGCTCCTGGAGACGCTGCACGTAGCCCTTGATGTAGTTCGACGCCTGACCGATGCCGTCCATGTAGAGCTTGATGTTCTGCTCCTGACCGGGGTCCTGAGAAATCAGCTGGATCTGCTCCTGGATGTGCTGGATCACGTTGGCCAAGCCCATGACGCGTTCCATGGTCGGCATACCGCCGGCCTGCTCGATCTTGCCGATCGCAGCGCCCAGCATTTGCAGAAGCGTCTGGATGTACTCGGGCCGATTGATCGCACTGGCGATAACCACCGGCTGACCGTCGATGAGCGTGCCCCAAGCCAGCGTAGCGCGCTCGACCGCCGGGGAGACCGGCTTGTTGTCCACCGGTGCCAGCCGGTTCGCCAGGAGCGGATCGTCCGTGTTGGCTTCGACGTACATATGGACAACCTCGGCCTGTGAATCCGGTGCCAACAGCGGCCGGATAGCCATAAGGCGGTCGGCTTGCGCGATCTCCAGCATCTTGTTGCCGGAACCCATGACGCGCTCGGGCATGATGTCCCAGCTGTCCAAGTTGTTCCAAACGGACGGATCCACGCCTTCGACTTCGCACTTCCGGCGGAACTGAACGCAGTCGGGGTGGTCGATCGTGCAGAAGCGGCGGGCGATCTCGCGGTACTGGAACGTCTGCTGGGTGTAGGCGCGGGTAAGCATCGAGCCCATGAGCGCGTTGGCGTTATTCACGCGAGCCATCACCTCGGTGGCGGTCAGTTCCTTGGAGGAACCGTCGTTCACGTCCTGAGTGTAGGCCGCACTGGATTCAGCCATGATCTGCCGGTGCATCGACATGGCCCCGGAAAGCATCGTGTAATCCACGACGTGGCGCTCAGACTGCGGAACCCAGGAGAGGCCCTCGGGGATTACGCCCATGTTGAACAGGTCGATCTTCTCCATCCGTTCAGCGTCACCGTCGGCGACGTTGCGGAAGAGCCAGAGCATCTGCTCAAACACGGAGTCGGTGAACTTACAGCGGAGCCGGTTCTGAAGGTGGCAGACCGCGTAAAGCAGGTAGCCCAGTGAGCGCACCGAGTGCCAGCGGAACGGCGGGACGACAGCGCCGTCGGCGAACTGGACGTGCATCAACTCGAAAATATCCCGGCCGTAGCACCGGTCGCCGGCATCGAAGAGCCACTGGCCAGCGGTCTGCATATTGCCGATGCCGCTGTTGTACTGGTCCACGATGATCCGGCGGCGCCAAGAGGGATCGTCGCTGGTCGTGTCCAAGAAGTAGAAGTCGTAGCACCGCAGCACCGGCGTAGCGTCGCTACCCCAGTAGCCAGAGTTCTCCTTAAAATCTTCCTCAACCTTCTCGGGGAAGTATTGGCCAGACCAATCGTTCACCTGGAGACTGGTTGCCTCCTCCTGAATCATGTTGGCCAACAACTCGTTGACCAGCTTCATGTTCCAGCCGGGGTCCACGTTCTCGCCCCGGGTCATACGAATCAGGTCGGCTGCCGTGAACGACGTGTAGATCGCAAAGTGCGACAGATTCTCCATCGTGGTCAGCGTGTTCGTCGGGACCAGGATGTCCTCAGTGCCGCGAGCCGATGGGCACCAGTCGCGATCACGAAGCCAGGTGACCGGGCCGATGCCGTGAAGCACCGTGGCCGCAAACTGAGACTCTAAGACCGTGGAGTATTTCGGAGACCGCTTCATCACGCGGTTCAGCTGTTTCGTGATGATGTTGCCCCACTGGGTGCGCTTGTCGCGTGGGCCGATGTCGAGACCCACCGAGAAGTAATTCTGCGGTTTCAGGAACGCGTTGGTAAACTGCTGGCGCGCCGCGTGAATGATCCGCGTGCCTTCCAGGAAGTTGACATTGGTCTGGATCCGGTTGTCTCGCGCCTCCTCTTCGCTGTAGGGAGGGTTGCCATTAAACGTCGCGTTGATGCGTGCGCGATTGCGGGATCGAGGCTGTTCGGCCTCAAGCATCGCACTCACCACATTCCAGACTTTACTCGGTTCTTTGAAACTCATATTGACCTCAGATTGCTTTCCGTTCCCGCGAAATCCAGCAATTATCAGGCATCTCTTGGTTGCCAAGATAATTCAAAGGGACCCAAGCCTTGAGCTTCAGGTAGCACCCGCAGACCTCGCAGGTGCCAGCAAGGCCTTCTCCGTACAGAAACATCGCCAGGTCGTTGCGCGCTTGCTCCTGCTCCAGAATCGCCTCAGCGACGGCCTTGTTGATCGACCGCGCATCCGTGGGTTTGTTGTGGATACAGCGGTTGCAGGTATCAATTCGATCCTGCGCCAGCTGGCGATCGACAGGTTTACCACCGTCGCCCAGCCATTCAGCTAGGATCCGTGCCCCTTGAGCGGTCCTGCGTAGTCTAGCGGCCGCACGTGCGACAGCCTGAAACCCTTGGTTGTACATTCGCTGTGTGGGATGGAGTGGCTGCAATCTGAGGGAATCGCGCCCGAGTGTAGGCCTCCAAGTCAGAGATCGCCTGCTCGATCGTGGACGGAATGCTGTTTGCAATCCGGTGGTTGTGAATCAAGCGAGCCATGTCGTAGAAGCCGTAGTTCAGAGCGTCCTTTGGACTCCAGTTGGTCTTGGGTTCGTAGAACTGCCAGCCACCAGGAGGAAACGTATCGCGATTCATGGGCGAGGTTTAGAACGGCAGGTCGTCCGCGTCCAGATCAGGCTTCGGGGCAGGTGCCGGGGCAGCCTCGCGTCGCGGAGCCGGAGCGGTGCCCTCGTCGCGTCCCTTCAGGAACTGGAAGGTCTCGATCATAATCCGAGTCGCAGACTTCTTCTCGCCAGTTTTCTTGTCGTCCCACTCCTCACGGGTCAGTCGGCCTTCAACCATCAGCGGGTGACCCTTCTTCACGTATTGTCCGATCGTTTCAGCCTGACGGCCGAACGCCTTGCAGTCTGCGAAATAGACCTCTTCCTTCTCCTCACCGACTTCGTTCTTCCAGCGGCGATTTACTGCCAAGCTCAGGTTGCAGACCGCCGTCCCCTTCGGGAGGTATTTGAGTTCGATGTCGCGGGTCACGTTGCCGATCAGGATGACTTGATTGAATGAGGCCATATCAGGAATAAGTTAATGCGTGTTCAGACTCCATCGTGCGACGCTTATCTGACAGACGTGTCAGCCACTTTGGTGTCTGTCGCTTGACAATACCAACACCCTGCCCGCCTGCAATCTCAAAACCCGTTCTGCGTGCCATTTCGAGCGCAACGACGAACGAATCCCAGAGGTCAGGCGACCGGCCCATGCGCTCCTTGGTCTTGTTCTTGGGCTCAACGTCAATCAACCCGGTACGTGCGATTCCCCACTCGCGCATCGCGCCTTCCTCGGCCACTTCGCGGGGCAGTTTCCGTAGCTGCTTGGATTCGATCAGCAGGCGCGACGAGTACCACAGCGCGGTAACCATCTTGCCGTAGGCTTCGCGTTCAGTCTTTGGATCGCCCTTGCGCACCGGGCGGTCACTGGGCTTACCGCCGAACTCGATCGGCACAACCTCTGGTGACCACAGGCGGGCGAACGCCGACATCAGCGTGCCGCGTCCCGTTGAGTCAAACCCCACGCGCTCCGGCGGGATGTTGCGCTGCTTGCAGTACAGCAGGACGTACTCGGCAATCTGCTCCTCGGCCTGCTGGGCTTTGATGGCCGTGACCGGAATAACGATCGGAGCCTCGCTGAATGCTAGCACGATGCGCCCCGACGAATCTGGCCCGAAGGTCAGGTCAGTCATTACGCAGCGATCGCCGCCGACGCCCGAGTACGCCGCGTCGATACCGATGATCCTGGTCAGCTTGTCAGAGCGTTCCCACACGGGGTCGTCGAACGCTTGGTTCTGCTCGCACAGAGACATGGTGACCACGCGCCTGGTGCCGCCGTCCCGGGGCAGGAGCCCTAGGTTCATCATCGAGAACTGCAACGAGTCGCGGCCGTAGTAATCGAGGTCCGCCTGAATCTGCTCCGGCGTGATGATGCCCTTGTACGGGTTGGTGCCCTTCGGGAACTTCGCGTTCGGCGTGTCGTATCCACACAGCTGGACAGCCACACCACCGGGTGCCCGCGTTCTCCAGGTGCGCGTCTTTTCGAGGTACTCAAGGCCTTCCCATCCGCCGATCGACGGGTGAGGCTCGCAGACCACGCCCAGCGCGTCGTTGCGGTCCTTGGGGTTGCCCATCGCGATCAGCTTGAACACCGGGTTCTTGCGGAGGTTGGCGACTGAATCCAGAAAGCCGCGCCCCATCAGCGACGCTTCATCCGCGATCAACATGACGCGATCGTTCTTTAAGCCGACGTAGTTCGACAGACCCACGAACGTGCCACCGACCTTGCACGCCACACCGATGATTCCATCACGGAAGTCCTGCGCCTCGGCATCTTCATCCGAACTGGTCAGGATGAACCGGCTTTCGATCACGCGCCCGGGGAGCCACTCCCGCTTGGCCTTGGCCTTGTTGTGTAACTCCTTGATCGAGCCCCAGATGCGCAGCTGGAGACCTTCGCGGGTCGTCGATGACATGATGATCGAGGTCCCGGTTGGGTAGATGTAGAACGTGCAGAGCCCAAACGCAGCGGAGTTGTAAGTCTTACCTGAGGACCCTGGCCCCATAATTCCAACCTCGTTGTTTTCAACAAACGTCTGGATCAAGAGATCCGACCAGTCGTGCCAATCAAAGTGCGGCCAGAGCGCAGTCATGGCCTGCCGGAAGTGGTAGTATTTGCCGCGCCCGTACTTCACGCCGGCGTGCATGATGTACCCATCCTTGCGCACCATCTCAGCCTCGATCAGAAAGCGGTCTTTTGTACGCCACGGTATGGACAAGTAATCGGGGCTTTCATTCATCTTGCGGGAATCCTGCGATGGCCTTTCAATCGGTTCAAGCGTCATGGTCGCAGAAAAAAATCGCATCGTTGATGGCCTCCTCACCGCTGAAGGTGGGGTGGATAGCGGTTTTTCGCCCTCACTCATTCAGCCCAACCAGCTGGCCTGGGCGGTCAACACGACGGTGCGCGGCGGGTTCCCGAAAGCGCGGCCGGGAATCTGGGTGAAGAATCTCACCTTCGATGATCCGACCGTCGTTTACAACAACGGCTACTACAACGCGGCGGTGGAATCCGCGTTCAAGACGGGCTACTTTCAAGGCTGCGGCGCCTACACCAACGATCAGGGGGAGCCGTACCTGTACGCTGCGATCAGCGGGAAAATCTTCCAGATCGACATCGGGAACAACTTTCGGGTTACAGATCGAACGCCTCAGACCGGAACATTCCAGGTGAACACACGTGGAAGGGTGTCCAATGTGGCAACCTACGTGACCGCTGGGGCTCACGGTCTGTTTCCGGGCATGGTTGTCAGGCTTCCGGAACCAGTGGGCGCACTGTACCCGGAAGGGTTCTTTGGCGATTTCGTGGTGCAGACAATTCCGTCTGCGACAACTTTCACGGTCTACTCGCCCGGAATCGACGCTGGACCGCTTCTAGGACCCAACTTTACCGCCTACATACTGGCAGCCAATAATCCGAATGCGGATCACGTCTACTTTCAGCAGGCGGAAAACTGGTTGATTATTCAGGATCAACAAAACGCTCCGTACCTTTACGACGGCACGTCGTTCCGAAGAGCAACAAGTGACGAAGTTCCTGTAGGTGGCCCAATGGCTTACGGCAAAGGACGCCTCTGGGTTGCCAAAGGATCCGAATACTACGGCGGAGACCTTGTCTACGGTGACCCCGCATACGGCCGCAACTCAGTCATTCGATTCACCGAAAACACGTTCCTCAATGAAGGTGGTGCCTTCGCGGTTTCCAACGGTCCAATCACCGGGCTGGCGTTTGCTGCCAACCTGGACACGTCGCTGGGAGACGGCGACCTGCTGGTATTTACGCCCACCGCAACCTACGCGTTCAACGCCCCGGTCGATCGGGATGTTTGGAAGGATCTCAATTATCCGATCCAGCGATTCGCCCTACTGAACTTCGGGTCGTTCAACCATGAGTCGATCGTCCCAGTTAACGGCGACCTGTTCTTCCGTGCGCAGGACGGTATTCGATCGCTGATTTACGCTCGCCGCGACTTCACCGAGTTCGGCAACACGCCGATTAGCCGCCAGGTCGTCCGGGCGCTAGCCTACGACACTGAGTTCTACCTGACAGCTGCTAGCGCGGTAAATTTCGACAACCGGATGCTGATGACCATTCAGCCGGAGAAGGTCAACGGACGCGGCGTTGTCCATCGCGGTATGGTCGTGATGGATTTCGATCTCGTCTCGGGCATGGGCCGGAAACTGCCGCCGGCGTGGGAAGGTGTTTGGACTGGGGTTGATATCCTCCAGATGCTGACGGTGCGAATCCAGAAGCAGGAGCGATGCTTTGTCTTCGGACTGAATCAAGGTGACATCGGCCTTTACGAGGTGACCAAGAACGGTCAGTTCGACTTCGACGGGTTCGATGATGCGCCGATCGACTGGACGATCGAGACGCGCTCGCTGACTTTCGCAGAGCCCACCAACAAGAAGCGCCTGGTGAGTGCCGAGCAGTGGTATGACCAGGTGATGGGCGACATCGAATCCAAGGTCTACTTCAAGGCCAACGAAGGCGAGTGCTGGCAGCCGTGGGCCGAGTTCAAGGACTGCGCCAAGTACCGCAACTGCGAGCCCGGTGAGATTTCCTGCCCTCCGGCGGTGATCAACTGCCAAGAGGTCAAATACTACCAGCCGCCCACGCGCTCGCGCATTGCTCTGCCGCAACCCCCGGACAAGTGCGACGTGCAGACCGGTGGCTTCACCAGGGATGGCTATGAGTTCCAACTCCGCTACGTCAACACGGGCCGGTTCCGCCTCAAGCGCGTGGCAATGGTTGCTCAGCGCCTTCAGGAGGATATTTACGGCGACCTCAGTCGCGTCGCCTGTCCGCTACTCTCAGCATAAAATGCCTTCCTCAAACCCAGTCGATTACGGTGCCGATCCCTGCGGGCTGCGCAACAGCGCCTGGGCGATCAACGAATGCTTGTTTGCGGCCAAGCGAGCCGATTTCCCTGAAGGCACGTTTCTGTTGGGGTCGAGTCCAGGGGCGAAGATTATCGACCGGGTCCGCACCGGAGGCATTGCAACTTTCAATACGGCAACGCCGCATGGCTTGGTGCTCAATGAAAAGATCACCCTGTACGGATTCAGTGACGGAACCTTCAACGGAACCGGGCCGGGGCAGTTTGGGTTTCAGGTGCTTAGCATACCAAGCCCGACGCAGTTTACCGTGTCGATGCCGTCGCAGCCAGATGCGCCGCTGGTTGTCCAAGACGGTTGGATCAACCTTATCGGCGGAGGCTACACATCCTCATTGGTGATGGGATATCCGCCTCTCACCGGCGTGATCGACAACGTCGCGTTCACTGGTAAAGGCGCCGGAAAAACGATCCTGAAGTTTGCTGACCACACCTCCACGAAAAGAGGGGACACTTTCGGCTTCAACATCCAGATGCTGAAGACTCTGGGGAATTACCTTGGAAGCGGTGTGGTTGGCGCTCCAGGTGCGTATGCGGGCGTCCCGCTCAACGCGCTAAACTGCAAGAACACCCTGATCGAGGGCATCACGTTCGACGGCAACTACGCCAACAACTCGGTCGCGGACATCAAGATCGTTTCGGTGCAGCGCACCAACGGAATCAACACGTACACAGTGGACAAGCCGCTGTACGCGCCTGGCGTTAACGGCACTCAGTTCTATTCCCCAGCTCCCCCGGCCTACACGCCGCCGATTGTTCCTCCGCCGTACACCAATGTCAGTGCGATCGGCCAGTACATCACCAACGTGGTTACCGCTGGGCCAGGAAACGATCTGACGTTTGTTGGGTTCGGCAGCATTACGAACGTGACCCAGCTGGCGTTCGAGCGCGACCTACGCGTGGTGCTGATTAACCAGCGGCAGAACCAGTACAACTACGTTACGTTTACAAAGCATCAGCAGTGGAATTTCGGTTTTACCGTCAACGATGTGATCACGGTCACTGGATTCACGGACCCAGCGAGAAACGGCACGTTTACGGTCAATGGATTTATCGACGCGCAGCAGGTGTACTGCACGCGAAATACCCCGTACCTCCAGCTGTTCTCGTATCAGCGGCTGACCAGCGTCGCCTACATCAAGACCGTTATTGCCAACAACCTGCTAGCGGGGATGATCGTAAAGATTCAAGGGGCTGCCGATGGGTCGTTTAACGGAATTTTTACGGTTACAGGTATCGTATCACCCTCAGAGTTTACCGTTGCAAACCCTGGCGCTGATACCGGCATCAACCCTGGCTCCGGATTCACGTTCCGCATTACCGAGTTCCAGGTGATTGGAGTTGAGCGAATTTCCGGATATGCGATCTACGAACTGAACACCGACCACGACTTTGTGACCGGTGACAAGGTTAACATTTCCAACATCTCGATTGCGGGTTTCAACGGCACCGACCTGCAAATTGTGGACCCAGCGGTGGCCCCGGTTGTTGCGTCAAACCAATTCAAGATCGCAATCCCTGGCGTAGACTTACCGACGCAGCCAGAAAACGGCACCGTCTACAAGCCGGTCAGCCAAAACGCACGCGCATGGAATGTGCCGGATGTTTTTCCGCCGGTTGCCCAAACCAAAGCGGGCGTCAACTCACTCTACACGGTCGCCGGCATCAACCATGTCGGAGAGAGGGCTCTGATTCAGAACAACCAGTTCTACGACTTCGGCGTGGGTGTCGCGGATGCGGAGACGTTCCTGGTCAAATCGTTCCTGCCGATGAACGTGGATGACCTGACGGCAGGCGCCAAGGTTCTCAACAACGACTTCAGTTACCAGGGGCGCAACTCGATCCAGAGCACGCTGTATCCCGGCAACGCTGAAGCCAACACTCAGTGCGCGATCGGCGGCTATTCGAGCTTGGTGAACCCGATCAATGTGGCTTCTCGCGTTGGAGGCGTCGCAACCTTCACCTGTGTGATGAAGCATACGTTGCGGGCGGGAGACGTGATTCCGGTCGCAGTCACATACATCTTTGGAATCACCTCTGCGCAAAGGCAATCGAACGTCGCGACGTTCATCACCTCTCAGAATCACTTTTTAACGCCTGGAAACTCGGTTTTTGTAAACATCAGCGACATCTCGTTCAATGGGTCACTCACGGTGGTGAATGTCATCAATGACTTTACCTTTACAGTTGCTCAGGTGGCGCCAGACGTTTTCCCTGCAATTAGCGTGTCAGGAAGCGGCGCCTCAGACATTGGGCTCAACGGAAACCTGACCGTTGCTTCAACTCCGGACTTATTCCGATTCACTGCAAACACAGGTGGCGCAAACATCCTTCCTGGAGCTTACCTCGACGGCCAGCTGATCATGCTGCGGAGTCGCCGGATTTTCGCCTCGGAGTGCGAGTTCAAATACAACCGCGTCCAAGGCGGCCCTGACGTGGTCAACCAGCAGAGCCCAGTCCATGCTATCACGGCCCGTGAAACCAGCGGGATGGACGTCAGCTACAACAACTTCGACGGCTTCCGGGGCACCTGCTTCTACGTCGATTCATACCAGCACAAGGGCACCCATATTCATCACAACTCGGCGCTGAACGTCTCAGCGTTCATCTCGCTGGTGGTGCAGGACTGGTACGAGTTGATCAAAACCGTTACGCCTCCAGTTGCGAACCCAGAGACCTACTCAACGCTAATCGCGGCCCACCAGGATATGTTGATCGAGAACAACGATGTCCTCCTGACCGGGCCTGATTCGTGGTATTACCAGACGGCGTTTCCACCACTGGATGCCGTATTTCTGATCAACAACCACGACGTGAACAAGTCGGAGTATTACTACCCGACGGACTACCAGATTCCGATCACCAACATCACGCGAGTCACAGGAATCGCGACCTACACCACCGCTTCGCCACATGAGCTTCAAACGGGCATGGAGATTTCCGTGGCCGCAGTACCTGACGGCACTTTCAACGGCGTGTTTACGGTCTTGAGCACACCGTCGCCAACGACGTTTACGGTTACCAATGGCGGCACTCCAGTTGGATCAAGCGCAACTACCGGCTTCCTCGGCATCAACGACCCCGTCAATTTCCCATGGGAGATCCGCCCCATCGGATACCAGCGCACCGGTGGCGTCGCCACGTACACCACGGACAAGGCGCACCAGATGGTGGCCGGTTATCACGCGACGGTTGAAGGGCTCAGTAACACCTCGTTCAACGATGAGGTGATCGTGACCGGAACGCCGACGCTCTACACCTTCACCTGCGCGAGCCCTGGCCCAGACGTGCCGTTTACCTCCGAGACCGGCAATTTCTTCCGGTACGTCGATAACATCCAGATCGGCTGCAACACGGTCAGGCGCTTGAGTGGAAACGGACTGGTGGTAAACAACGGCGGCCGATTTGGGACGTCATTCCTCCAGGGGCGTCCTGTGCGCTGCGTTGCTCCGCTGGAGCAGTTTTTCTATTTCGATTGTCCCGAGGGCTGTTTGGCGCTTGAATGTGACCCCGGCCCGTGTAAGCCCAACGACTACCTTTACCGCATCTAACCATGGCAACCGTTGACATTTCAGCAGGCCTTTTGCCGCCGCCCGCTTGCTACCCATCGGAGCAAGATCGACTGGACGCCTACGCAGCCGCGCTGATCGGAAACCTGACCACAGGCGCTGAATGGGCCACTTCTCAAACCGCGCCTGGAAACCCCGGCCTTTACTGGCTTCGGACTGATACCAACAATCGACCGATCGACGTGATGAGGTTCTCGTCGGCTGCGGGTGATTCTGATTTTATCAGGCTGGCAAGCGAAGTTGTGTTTGCTGGGACCGCGAGCGGTGCTTCTGGCGCGTATGCGGTGACTAATTCTCCGCCGTATCCGAGCGCAGCATCGGCTTATCGCACTGGTCAGATTTACACCTTCCTAGCGAACCACACGAACACTGGCGCTAGCACGCTGAACGTGGACGGCAAAGGAGCCAAGGTGATCACCAAGGATGGGGCGGCTGCGTTGTCAGCAAACGACATCCTGGTTGGCCAGGTTGTGTCCGTCTTGTACGACGGGGTAAATTTCCAGCTGATCACTCAAAAACGGGACCTGACCCGCAAAAGCCTGAAGCAGTTTTTCTACAAGGAGACCGCGATTCAGGCGCTTCCATTTAACGGTGGGCGACTGGATTTCGATCACTTGTTTGTCAACCCACTGACTAGCCAAGGAATCATACCATGCATGGTGAGGGTGGTGCTGAAACGGCTAGCCACTGGGTCGGTGGCATGGACCGGCGTGAGTGCTGGATCATTTATTTGGTACGAAGGGCAAGAAGTTGAGGTCGGCCAATTCGTGCATTACGGAGCGGGTCCAACTGCTGATAATTCAAGAAATTTCTTCATTACAGCAGACACGACTCAAGTTCACGTGTACTGCAACTATCCGACTTACGTAAGCGGCGGACCAACCCCGGCAAACGATTTCTTCCCAACTACTAACTACCTTTCAGCCGCGTTCATCCCCGCTGACTACGGAATGAAAGTCTACGCGATGGCGCCCAATCCTGAGTACGTTGAGCCATGAGAAAGACCCTCGCCCAAGCCAAGAACTCTACGATCCCGCAGGCTGTCGGTCTCGCCACCTGCGACGATCGCTTTCTCCAGCTGCTGAACGAGGCTCAAGCGCGCCTGGCAGACATGGGCAAGTGGTGGGGCACCTACAAGAAGCTCCGCGTCTGCGTCACCGCCGGCTGCATCACCTGGCCTCGCGAGGTCAAGACGATCGAGGCGATGAACGTCTGCGGCTACAACATCCCGATCCAAAATCAGTGGTACGAGTTCCAGACGGACGAACGCGCTCCGCGCACCGGGTGTGGCCGTGAGGGATGCGAACAGGAGCAGCTGCTGGATCGCGGTATGGTGACTCAGTTCCGTGATTCCGTCGGCAACTGCTACATCCGCGTGCAACCCCAGCTGACGGCCGATGCCGGCAAGCGCGTGCTTCTCCAGGGGCTAGACCCCAACGGGCACCCTATCCGCACGCTGGATACAGTAACCGGTGAGTATGTCTGGGGTGAGTACGTCACGCTGCCCAACCCGGCGGTGACCGCCTACGTTCGGACAACCAAGCTCTTCAAGCAACCTGGCCTTACCGGCGCTCAGAAGCCGTTGACTCAAGGCAGCCTGACGATTATCGCGGAAAACGAAACCAGCGGTCTGCTGACCCAAATCGCCGTCTGGGGGCCCAGCGAACAGAACCCGGAGTATCGGCGCACCTACCTGATCGGGATGCCCGAGGTCTGCGGTGGAACTTCCGGGTGCAACGCGGAAGCGCAGAACGACTGCATCGACCATGGCGACGGATGCGTGCCTCCGGATGAGAACTGCACCAACACGGTGGTCGAAGCCATCGTGCGCCTGGACTTCATTCCCGCAGTCGTGGATTCGGACTGGCTGTTTATCGGCAATCTTCAGGCGATCAAGCACATGATGAAGGCCATCCAGAAGGAGGACCGGAATCAGTACACCGAGGCCGAACGCGAGATTCAGCTGGCCCTACGGAGCCTGCGCAACGAACTCGAAGCCTACAGCCCGAACGAGCGCACAGTGGTCAACGTGCAGCCGTTTGGGTCGGCAAAGATCCAATACCGTTTCGGAGGGTTCATCTGATGGAGATGGCTCTGGAAAAACCGATGACATGGTTGGAGTTCCTTGCGGACGAGTCCGTGTCGTTTGACGACCGCCTCGACCGCTGGGAGGCATTCGTAGCCAACCTACCGCCGCAGGAGTGCCCACTGAAACACACGTTCCCCGAGGGGATGTACGTGCGCGAAATCTTCATGCCGGCGGGATCGGTGATCACCAGTCGCATCCACAAGTTCGACAACCCGTTCTTCATCACCCAGGGCAAGGTCACAGTGGTCAGCGAGAACGAGGGGCACGTAACGTACACGGCGCCATACTCAGGAATCACGAAGCCCGGAACTCGCCGGGTGTTGCTGATCCATGAGGACACGATCTGGACCACGGTTCACCTGAACCTCGATAACAAGACGGATCACGAAGAGCTTTTGAACGACCTCACCTACGTGAGGCAGAACCAATACTTACCATGTCATTCGTAGCCTCAGCAGTCACATTGGGCGTTGTGGGAAGCGGAGTGAGCGCAGGGATGCAAGCCTCCTCTGCCAGCGCAGCACGCAGACAAGCTCGCGACGCAGCAAACCTACCGGGAGTAAACATTGGGCAGGCGCTTGGCGAATCATCTCAGAACGCGCCCCGCGCCCGCGAGATGGAAGCCGAGCGCAACGCGTTCAACCGCGCCCAGTTGTTGGAGTCCTTGGGCATCCAGGTGCCGGGATACCAAGAGGCTCAGGCCAAGCGCGCTGAGAACGCGCTAGCACTGCTTCGAGGCGAGCTTCCTCCGGACGTTGCTGCGCAGATTCAACGCAGAGCAGCCAGTCAAGCTCTTGAGAAAGGGTTCGCTGGAAGTGGAGCCGGGAGAAATTTGGTTCTTCGAGACCTTGGTCGAGGCTCTTATGAAGCCGCAAGACTTGGTGAGCAGCAGTTCGCCAACATCCTCGGAACCACGCCGCTAGCTCCGCTGGCGAACTACGAATTCACTCCGCAGCAGATTGCTGCATTACGCGGCGGAGAGCGTGGCGCCCAACAACAAGCGCTGCTTGGCGTTGCGGGAATGCCCAGCGCAACTGGAATTGCAGGACAGGCCCTCGGTTCCCTTGGAAGCGGGTTGACCAACCTTGGATTTGCGCAGCTGGGAGCGCAGTATCGCGGCGGTGGCGGTAGTGGAGGCGAAAGTGATCTGGTTTCTACTCAACGTAAACTCATGGGAGCATAACCTATGGCAAACCCCTTCTCAGGACTCGAAAATATCGGGCAGTCGTACCTTCAAGGCGTGCAGCTGGCACAGCAACGCCAGGCCCGCCAGGACGCGCTCGCGCAGCGTGCTGAAGAGGCGCGCATCCGGCAGGACTATTACAACCAGCTGGGTATCGAACGAAGGGCTGCACTCGATGAGCGCATCAAAGCACGCCTCGATGCAGCAGCGGGACAGTTTGGTCAGGATCTGGTGCTAGCAAACGGTGAACCTGATTACGCGGCCT